GGAGATGAATTCAAAGTATCTGATATTATACCTAAAATGTATGATGATGTTTTTTACTATGGGTATCTAGGTAAACACGCACTATCATCTTCATCATGCAAGAAGCTAATAGAATCTCCAAAGAGTTATTCAGCATCACTTACAGAACCATCATCGGATAGTCAACCATTAAGAGACGGAAGACTTACTCACTTATGTGTACTAGAACCACATAGACTTGAGGAGTTTACTTTCATAGAGGGGACTAAGGCTAGTAAGAATTTTAAGTTAGCTGCAGAAGAGTTAGGTAGGGATTTGGTTTATACTAACCTAGAACTTAACAAGGCACAGAAGATAGCTAAAGCTGTATTGGCTAATGAAGAAGCTGCTGGACTGTTGAGTGGATGTGAGTTTGAGATACCAGCAATAGGAGACTTCATGGGACTTCCATTTAGAGGTAAGGCTGATGCAAAGAAGGGTGGAACTATTATAGATTTAAAGACTACAGCAAACATAAATGACTTTGAGTATTCAGCTAAGAAGTATAGCTATGACTTACAAGCAGCTTTGTATTTAGATTTGTTTGATGCAGATGACTTTATATTCTTAGTGGTAGATAAAACAAGTCTAGACGTTGGAGTCTATACTATTACACCAGAGTTTATAGGTAGTGGACTAAAGAAGTTACAGAGAGCTACAGATGCTTATAAGAATTATATCATGAGTGATTACGATTTAGAACAATATACATTTTACGGAGAGTTGTAGTATGGGATTTGACAGGGATGTATCTGACCACTTCTATGAGCTAGGACTTGATTTACTTTTCTTAGGTTACACTAGAGAAGACTTAGAGATTTGGATAACCAAAGCTGAAGAGGAAGATGCTTTTGAAGAATGCGATGGATTGCTAAGAGCATTGAAGTATGAAGCTATAGCAAAAGAATTAGGTTACGATTATGATTATGGCGAAGAAGAAGAAGATTTTATTTGATTACTACGATACAGATAACGAGACTCAAAGTCATTGCTTTAAGAAAGGGTATTTAATATATCCAGAGGCAGTTAATCCTAAGTCTTTTAAAGGGGAATGGAGAGTGTCAATAGAGTTAGGGCATAGGAAACATACATATCCAGATATATTGTCCCTTAAAGAAGCTTATATTAGGATATGGAAAGAATACAAGAAAATACAAAACAGAGATAAAAATGGAAAAACGTAAAGGATATAATGAAGGTGCTGCCGAAGAGCTAGCTAAAAGGTTTGTAGAAATTACAAGACTAGATTTAACAGATGGTTCTAGACACGAAGACAAGGCTTACTTTAGAGCATTGTTATACAAGATATTGCATGATGTAAACGGAATGAATGATAGGATGATATCGGAATGGTTTGCTGAGATAGGAGTTATAAGAAATAGGTCATCAATATTTCATGCACTAAGAAAGATAGATATTTATTATGAAAACTTTGTTAAGTTTAGAGATGTTTATGATTTATTCTTTGATGATAAGAAGAGACAAAGAGAAAGAATAGAGAACAAGAAGTCTGAAAGGATTAGAGTAATAAATGAGAGAATAGATAATAGCAAGAAGTTTGGAGAAAGAAACGAGTTGCATGACTTAGTAGATACTATTCCAGAAGATAAGAGAGCAGAGATTTATGAAGTTATTAATTTAAGGATTAAGTCTTGGGAGTGGAAGAGTAGAGATAACTGTGAGGTAATAGAGTCATCTATAGGGGTTACAGGCTCTACTTGGTAAACAAAACTTAAAGATATCGTTATAGTATTAAGATTAAACTTATGGCTAAATCAAATGAGATTAAATCTACCGATGGTAGAAAATACAACAAAAGGAAGAAAGGTCAGTTAGAAGTTGTTAAGCCTACAACAGCAGCTATCAATAAAGCTAAGAGAGAAAGGATGAAGGAGTTCGGAGTCAAAGCCATTAAAAAGGTATTTGGTTCTGAGCAAGACTTCTGGATGAACCTAGCAGAAGAGGCTAAGAAAAACCATAACGATAGAAAGCTTTTACTAGAATATGTTTACGGTAAACCTAAAGATGGATTCGGAAACAATACACAGAAATCAGCAACTCCTGTTATAAATTTCTATGGACACCAACCTCCTGCACAAGAAGATATTATAGACGTAACACCAGAGGATGAAGAATAGCATAGACCTAAACGATAAGTACATACCGTTGTTCAAGAACAAGACAAGATACAATGTTATTACTGGAGGTAGGGGTAGTGGTAAGTCATTTGGTATAAATGTATTCTTACTTAACTTAACCTATGAAAGTGGACATAAGATACTGTTTACTCGTTATACAATGTCATCAGCCAACACATCTATTATTCCAGAATTTGTAGAGAAGATTGATATGATGGGAGTGAATTCTCACTTTAGAATAACTAAGGATGAGATAACAAATATGCAAACAGGTTCTTCTATTATCTTTAAAGGGATAAGAACATCTAGTGGTAACCAGACAGCAGCATTAAAGTCATTGAATGGAATCACAACCTTTGTAGTAGATGAAGCAGAAGAGCTGGATGATGAAGGTACGTTTGATAAGATAGACTTCTCTATACGTTCTCTAAACAAGCAGAACAGAGTTGTACTGATACTTAACCCAACAACAAAAGAGCATTGGATATACCAACGTTTCTTTCTAGGTAATATTGTAGACGAAGGTTTCAATGGAAGCAAAGGAGACACTACTTACATACATACAACATACAAGGATAACAAAGATAATCTATCAGATTCATTTCTTGCTAGGATATTAGATATGAAAGCTAGAAGACCAGACAAATATCAACACCAGATATTAGGAGGATGGTTAGCAAAAGCAGAAGGAACGATTATAAGGAACTGGAAAGTTGGAGACTACATACAGACAGAAAAGACTATCTATGGACAGGATTTTGGGTTCTCTGAAGACCCTACAACACTTGTAAAGATATCTGTAGATGATTTTAACAATAGAGTCTATGTAAAAGAAATCTATGGTAAAACAGGACTTTCTACCACAGACATAGCTAACATGAATAGAGCTGAGTGTGGATTAGATTTGATAGTTTGTGATTCAGCAGAGCCTAGACTTATAAAGGAGCTGAAGGCTAAAGGATTAAACATACAACCTGCTATCAAGAAGAGTGGAAGTATCTTATCTGGTATTGCTTTAATGCAAGACTATGAGATTATAGTAGACCCAAGAAGTAATGGTGTTATAAAGGAGTTTAACAACTATGTATGGCATGAGAGAGGTGTAAGACCAATCGATAAGTTCAATCATTTTTGTGATGCGATTAGATATGCTTTGATGAGACTAACAGCTTCAAAGAACAAAGGAATTTATACAATAAGATAGAGCGTTTAATATAAAGGGGTGCGTTTATTATGAAGGGGTAACAATTAATTTTGTTGCTCCTTTCTTATTTTTATTCCGTCTTTGTTATGATGGGGTAGCTCACTATGTTTAATATGATGGGGTATGTTTAATATGATGGGGGTACTGTGTTTAATATAATGGGGTTGGGGTTGCAAATCTGTTGGCTTTTGGCTAAAAAATAATTTAACAGTTTTTCTTTGGTATATTGAAATATTTTTTGTAGTTGCGTACATGTACATTTGTTGGCTTTTAATACTTCAAAGTTAAAATCTAATAAATAGCTTAACAACGTTAAAAACATGAAGTTTGCAAAGTTTCTTACTTTTTTTGTTGTGTATTAATAAATAAAATGTATATTTGCTCAAGGGTGAAGAGTTTACCTGTATGAAAAACACTTAAAACGTTGAAAATGAGTAATTTAAGATTAAGAGTATCAAAATTAACAGATAACGAGCTAATAAACACACTAGATTGTAGAAAACAATTAGAGCAAGGAATAAAAGAATATCCTTTGGCAAAGTGGCGTAAAATATTAATAGACACTTTAGTTTATAAAATAGAAAATGAAGAAATCGACGAAATCGAACTAATAATAGTTGAACAAGGAATTTAACAACAATAACTAAAAAATAATATCATGAAAACAATTAAACAAGTATTAAAAAAAGCAAATCAAATATTAACAGAATGCGCAAAGGGTGCAGCTTATTCAATTAAACATTAAAACCATGAAAGAAACCATACAAATAATAAAGGACTTAGCAAGCTTAACGGATAACGTTTATTTATTAGATAAAATTACTTTATTAGAGCAACAAATACCAACGGACACAGAAAAATTAAGACTAGAAAAAAAGATAATAAGACTAGAAAAGAAAATAGATAAATTAAACAACTATAAAAAACCATGAAAGAAACAATCCAAAAAATAAGAGACTATGCCAATTTAAACGATGACTGGTACGTCAACAGAAAATTAGACTTATTAGAAGTAGAGATAAAAATAGCCTGCAATCATGCTAAAATTGAGGTTTACGAAGAAATTAACAAACAAAATAAATAAATATGGAACAAATTAAACAATATAAACCTGTTAAAAATCTACTTTCTAAAGGTAGTACAAACAGCAAAACAGCTAAAAACGAGATTAAAACTTTTATACTTTATTTAGCACCTCACAATTTAAATGTAAAAAATATTACATTATGTAAAGATGCTTCAGAGGGCTGTATTAAAAGCTGCTTATATTCCGCAGGAAGAGGTAAATTTTCAAACGTTCAAAAATCTAGAATTAACAAAGCAAATTACTATGTAACAGACAAAAAAGCATTTATAAGACAATTAGTTTTTGAAATAAGAAAAGAGATAAAAAAAGCCAGTGACAAAAACGAGAAAATTGCATTCCGTTTAAATGGGACATCCGATATTGATTTTTTATATCTTATGAGTAAATATGAAAATTTCGATGTCGAATTATTACACTATGATAAAGTTTACTTTTATGACTACACGAAAAGCTATGCAAGGGCAAAGAGATACAAAGATGCTAGAAAATATACTTTAACCTTTAGCAAATCAGAAAGTAATTTAAAAGAATGCGACCAAATCAGATTTTTAGGAGGCATTAACATTGCAGTAGTTTTTAAAAATGATTTACCTAAAAGATATAAGAATATAAAAGTAATAGACGGGGACAAATCAGATTTAGAAATGCTAAAATACAAAGGTGTAATACTTGGCTTAAAAGCTAAAGGGGACGCAAAAAAAGATACTACTGGATTTGTAGTAACAAATTACTAATTAACTAAAAACAAACATCATGCATAAGTATAAAGTATCTATAAAGTTTCTATTACAATTAAGCAAAACAAAAAAAGCTTTTGTACTATTCAATTACGAAAATGAAACAATCAAAGACTACATTTTCACAAACGACTTAACACGTTACCGTTTAAAATATCAAACGTTTAAACTGGTTGAAATAATTAAGCCAGAAACAACAAATCTAAAAATAGAAATATAATGAGCAAAGAAACTAAATTTGTAGGCTTCCATAACATTGAAGTTTACCAAACAGTAGAAAATGAAACGTACTTAGGTGGTATTAACTCAGACGGTGAAAACATTACACTAGTATTCAGTACTATTGATTTACTAGAATGGTTAGATATTGACCATATGAAAAAAGAAGCAATTAAATATATTAACGAATTAAATAAATAAAGATATGATAAGATTTGAAGAGTATTTAGAAACGCTAGATAATAATACAATAATTAAAATGTACGAGCTGATATTTAAAAACCCTATAAGTAATTACATTGAAATGGGTAGGAGTCAAATGATTGAGGAGATATTAGACGAAGTAACCAACTAAATAAATAAAGATATGAACACAGACAACAAAGAAATAAATAGACTTTTAAATATACTTATTGACGATATTAATTTTTCAGAAGATAATGAAGATAATAAAAGCGCATCATTAGACGTAATTTATAAGATAAAAACACTGATAAACAGATAAATAAATACCAACATATTAACACAAATTAAGCTACTTTTTTAAGTAGCTTTTTTTATGCATTAATTTTTTAATGTATTGAAGCTCAAATGTAATACCTGTATGTATGGTAAACCCCTCAAATTAAGCTATCTAAGACACTATTAAACCGAAATAATACTAACATACTATGATTTTATAGTAGTGGCTTAAAAGTAACGTAAAATGCGTTATGGTGGATGTAAGATACCCATTCTAATGATTTCAACCAAATATCATTTCAATAAAAACTGGATATTCAAATCTGA